GTCCGGGATTCCACTTCGTTCGGACTCAAGGTCCACCGGCTCAATCCCTCCTCGAGCATTTGCGCAAGGAGATACCATTTTGTAGTAGCTCCCTCCGTAATTGCGCCGAGTGGGAAACCGGAGATCTCAGTTCCGTTCATGTACCACCGTTTCGCAAATTCATACGTGTTTTTGGACACATGTGATTTGGATTCGGAGATACTGACTCCTAGCAATTCCATTAGTTGTAAATATTCTTTTACAACCTTTGGATTTGTTAGTACCAGGTCATCACCTAGTAAAGAATAGTTTGCCCAACGAGCGGTATAACCCGCCCGTTTAGCAGCTAATCTAACTATGAGATGATGGCACAAGGCGAAGGTTGTCCATGAACTATAGGCACCCATTGCCTGACCCGCACCATATTGTATGGCCCGGTTCAGCTCTGGGGCCCAGAATTCATGCCCAACCATCACATGGCGCCAGGCCTTAGCATATTCTGGGTCAATTATCGTAGCGAGGACAGTCTCCTGAATACTTACAGGAAACCGATCCGTTGCTGCGGTAAGATCCAAACTATAATAAGGTCCTGGTACCTTCAACCACCGAGAGGAAGACTGTTGGTCGAAAGTACAGTCACCTTTGAACCCTTTCAGGACTTTCATAAGATTGTCATGAAGGGGCTTAAGGGCTGACTGCGACCAATAATCGAAGATAGCGATCACTCGCTCCTTCCCCTCTCGATCGTGGATTACTGAGAGTTTTCGTATCAGAGATTTATCTCTGATCTTGAACCTGAGTGTCCATGGAATCAGGGCATAGTTGCTCCGAAGGGTCTCGATACGATCCAGCATGCTGGATCCACCGATGATCCCTAGGGCGCTGACCAGTGCCTCTGGCAGATGGTGGAGATCTACCATTGATCCTACCATAGCCTGAGCATTGGGTCCTGCTTTGGTTGATAGGTGGCACTTAGTCCACTGTGGTCTTTCGAGCTGTAGATTAAGGTCAGTAATGACCTTCTTCAATTCTGATCCAACCGCACCAACATCCGTTGGCCCGGCCGACGTTATTGAAGAATAGTCTACAATTCCTCGAGACTCCATTACTCGAGACACCATTAAAAGTGTATTGAGTAATCTGAGTGTACTGGGCGTCCGGTCATGGCGGATGAAAGCTAACAGCGGCCCTAAAGCCGCGGGTAGCCCATCTTTCAAGATTCGGACTCCAAGAGTATTAGATTGCAGAAGAGGCTGACCGCACAGGAACCGCGTGACATGCAGACGTATCAATTTGATTGTCTGTATGGTCCGCAGTGTCCCACGTGTGGTCTCCCACTTCAGGACTAGGTCCATCCAATAGTCTATTATACTATTGTCGATAGACGATTTGACTATCCAAGTATTAATCCATTTGGAAAATATTTTGGAAAGTTGAATTTTATTGAAGACAGTGGTTTAATTGATTTAATGCCATGTAGACTTCCTTCCTGTCCAGAAGCTTTCTGAGCAGGTTAGGGAGTCAGCCTTCTGCCCGCAGGGGGTAACTTTTGATATCCCCTATCTGGTGTCAGGAAGTTGGTACTACTACATGACGCGGACTGCGATCGCCGGCGAACCGGGTGCCTTTACCTCCGCAGGAACGACCATCCTGCCTCGCCATTCTCTCAGGGTAAGCTAGGAGTATCCCCATGAGACTGATGATCCCCCTTCACGGGTCCTAATGGTACACATTACTGTGCCCATTAGGCCGGAAGATTGGGACTCAGGTTCTCATGGCTCCTCTTAGAGCCCTGCTTGAACTTGGAGACACGAAGTGAGTACTTCCATCA